GTGGTTGTTAAAATGTACTGGTAAGAGGTATCGCTATGCTCAGAACAGTTAGACTTTACGGAGAACTGGCAGAGTTTGTCGGACATAAAGAATTAGACGCAGTAATAACTTCTACTGCTGATGCCATGAGATTTTTGGTAAGTAACTTTCCAGGGTTAGAAGCACACATGGCAGATCGTTATTATCAAGTATTAGTTGATGATTATGAAATAGGAGAAGAAGATATACATAATCCAATAGGACAATCAGATATTAGTATTGTTCCTGTAATTACTGGTGCTGGTGGAGGAGCAGGAAAATCACTATTAGGTTTAGCATTAATAGGTGTTGCTTTTATGTTGCCTGTAGCTGTTCCACTTGCTCCTTTGAAATTTGGAGGTTTAGGTGGGTTTGTTGGAGCTAATTCATTTATTGCAAATATTGGTTTAGGTTTAACTTTGATGGGTGTAAATGAAATGTTATTTCCTTTGCCAAAACCACAAGAGTTCAACAATGAACAAGACCCGAGAATATCATTTAGTTTTTCTGGGGTGCAAAATACATCAAGAGCAGGAACTAGCCACCCAATAGTTTACGGAGAGATTATCACTGGATCGGTTGTAATCTCAGCAGGAATTGACACTAATCAGGTATCAGCATGACGGATAAAATTATTAGAGGAGCAGGTGGTCCTCCCCCAACACCACCTTCTCCTACTAGAGCACCAGATACATTAAATAGCAGACAGTTTGCATCAATACAGGATCTTATTTCTGAAGGAGAGATAGAGGGTTTTGCTACTCCATCAAAAGCAGGGTTAACAAAAGGAACCACAGCTTATAACAATGCTGCATTAAAAGACATATTTTTAAACGATACTCCTATTCTCAATGCAAGTGCCAGTAATACAAATCCACAAACAGCAGATTTTAACTTTCAAAATGTAGGTTTTACACCTCGTTTTGGAACGTCAAATCAACAACATATCCCTGGCATAGAAAGTAGTCAATCAACAACTGCGGTAGGAGTTACAGTTACAACTTCTTCTCCTGTCACTCGTCAGATAACCAATACTGCCGTTGATGCTGCGAAAGTTACCATTACATTTCCGCAGCTACAAAAAGCCACAGATGAAGGTGATTTATTAGGTTCTTCTGTTAATCTGAAAATACAAGTTCAATACAATAGCGGTGGTTTTACAGATGTAATCAACGACACTATTACAGGTAGAACTGCTGATGCGTATCAAAAGGAATATCGTGTTTCCTTTACAGGTTCTTTTCCTGTTGATATCAGAGTTGTAAGGGTTACAGCAGATAGCACAGAATCAAATCTTGTTGATGCTTTTACTTGGACTAGTATCAGTGAGATTGTTGATGATAAACAAAGATATTTAAACAGTGCTTACACAAATCTAAGAATAGATTCTGAACAGTTTAGTTCTATACCAAAAAGAGCTTTTCGTATTCGTGGTGTAAAAGTTCGTATTCCAGCAGCTAATGGAGGTCTTACGCCAACTGTTGATTCTCAAACAGGTAGGATAATCTATCCCCCAAATTATATTTTTAACGGAACAATGAGTGCTGCTGTTTGGTGTTCATGTCCTGCCATGATACTTCTTGATTTGCTAACTACGGAAAGATATGGGTTTGGAACACATATCACAGATAGCAATTTAGATTTATTTAGTTTTGTAGCAGCAAGTAGATATGCAAATGAGTTAGTAGATGATGGCTTTGGAGGACAGGAAGCTAGATTCAGTTGCAATGTAAATATACAGGGATCAACAGAGGCATTTACCTTGATAAATGAACTGGCAGGAGTGATGAGATGTTTTCCTATCTGGTCTGAAGGTTCTGTCACTATTTCGCAGGATAGACCTACCGATCCAAGTTATCTGTTCAGTTTGGCAAATGTAGGTGAAGGTGGATTCAGTTATTCAGGCAGCAGTTTAAAACAGAGACATACAGTAATAAATGTCAGCTATTTCAATATGGATAGTAGAGAAATAGATTATGAAGTGGTAGAAGATACTACTGCTCAAAGCAAATTAGGAATAATTAAAAAAGATGTAAAAGCATTTGCCTGCACTTCTCGTGGTCAGGCTCAAAGACTTGGCAAGGCAATATTATTCAGTGAGCAACAAGAGACTGAGGTGGTAAGTTTTACTACATCAATAGATGCTGGAGCGATAGTCAGACCTGGATCTGTTATCTCTGTCAACGATCCAGTTAGAGGCGGAGAACGTAGAAGCGGCCGTATAAAATCTGCCACAACCACTGCCATAACAGTAGATAACGTAAAGGATCTTGATACTTTCACAGGTACGAATAAAAAGTGCAGCGTGATATTACCTGATGGATCGGTTGAAACAAAAAATATACTTAGTGTTGTTAGTGGTGTTATAACTTTAGATTCTGCTCTGTCTGCTGCACCAAATGTGAATAGCATTTGGCTTATTCAAAGTTCTACGTTAGAAGCACAAACTTTTAGAGTAATAACTGTAGAAGAACAAGATGGTATTAACTTTGCGATAACAGCCCTTACTTACATTGATGGCAAATATGACAACATTGAACAAGGTATAAGTTTACCCGCAAGAAATATTTCGTTATTAAACGAACCAAAAGATCCACCATCAAACTTACAGGCATCTGAAAGAATTGTTGTTATAAATGCTTTGGCCCTTACAAAATTAATACTATCTTGGGTATCTGTTACAGGTGTCAGTCAGTATCTTGTCCAGTATAGATTTAATAATACAAACTGGGTAAATGAAATTGTATTTAGACCTGATTTTGAAATATTAAATACCGAGGCTGGAACGTATGAGTTTAGGGTTTTCTCATATAATGCAGCACTTAAATTATCGGCTACATCAAGTGATATAACTTTTAATGCAGTGGGTAAAACAGCAAGACCAAGTAATGTGCAAAATCTATCTATCGAGCCAATAACAAATAAACTAGTAAGATTGAGATGGCAAAAATCTACTGATCCTGATGTTTTGCATGGAGGTAGGATTTACGTTAGGCATACTAATTTAACAGATGGCAGTGGAACATTTCAAAGTTCTGTTGATCTTGTAACTGCTTTAGCTGGTAATACTACAGACGTCATAGTACCTTCTTTAGAAGGAGAGTATATTCTTAAATTTCAAGATGATCAGGGAAATTTTAGTTCTGGTGAAGCAAGTATTATTATGGATCTTCCTGACCTTATTGATACTCAGGTAATATTACAAGACAGAGAAGATTTAGATAGCCCACCCTTTCAAGGAACAAAAACTAATACAACATTTAACAATACAACTAGTGCATTGCAACTTACTGATCCATCCGCAAACTTAACAGGAGAATATGATTTTAAAGATATTTTAGATTTAGGTGCTGTATTTTCGCTTGATTTAAAAAGAGTTATTCGATCTATTGGATTTGTTATAGGACAAGATATTGAAACTTTAATACCTGGGCCTCCTGGAATATTATGGGATCAATATGCTGCTGTAGATAATAATTTTGATGGTGCTGAAGCAGACGAAGCTAACTGTCAGATACAAGTAGCAACATCTCAATCAGCGTCAGGTAGTTTTAGTGCATTTAATAATTTTGCAAACGGTACATTTAAAGGTCATAGGTTTAAATTTAAACTAATTCTTGAAACAACAAATACTGCACAAAACATGAATGTCCAACAAGCAGGTTTTACAGCAGAGTTTCAATCAAGAACAGAACAGAACTATCAGACAGGAAGTGGTACGTCTACGACACCACAGCAATCGGGAACTTCGGCAAAAACAGTAACCTTTGGAACACCATTTTTTGTCGGTACTTCTTCTTTAGGAGGAACAAATGCTTTCTTACCTACCGTTGGTATAACAATTCAAAATGCTCAAGGTGGAGACTTCTTTACTATAACCAATGTTTCTGGCACAGGATTTACAGTAACTATAAAAAACAAAGATACATCAGGTAATGAAACTTTTGTTAATAGGACTTTCACATTTCAAGCTGTAGGATATGGTAAAGGGGTGTAATATGGAGAAAAGCACTGTATAGATGAGCCAAGTATCAGACTATAATATTGCCAATGCCTCTGGAGCTTCGGTAAGAAGTGACCTCAATGCAGTATTCGATGCGATAAAAACTTTAAATAGTGGTGGTTCTGATCCAAGTAATACAGCAGCTTTTATGCCTTATGTTGATACAGCAGATAATAATAATTTAAAAATAAGAAACTCTGCAAACAATGGCTTTACTACAATTGGCCCTGTTAACTCTGCAAACCTAGGTTTATTACCTAGGTCAGGTGGCGCAATGACAGGCCAGCTTTTAGGTGATGATGGATCGAGTTCTGGTAGCCCAGCCTATGCGTTTGATAACGACACAGATACAGGAATGTTTAGGTCTGGTTCTAACACCATAGGATTTTCTACTGCTGGAACGACAAGAGTATCTATAAGTAATGCTGGTCTTGATATGACCAATGCTTTACCAATTAGGTTTCAAGATTCGAGTGGTGCTCCTTTTGTTGGACTAAAAGCACCTAGCAGTGTAAGTAGCAATGTAACTTTTACGCTACCTGGTGCGGATGGAACTAACGGTCAGATGTTACAAACAAATGGATCTGGAGTGTTATCGTTTACAACTGTTGCTGGTGTTCCTACTGGTGCAGTTTTTTGTATGGCAGTTGCTTCTGTACCTTCTGGTTATTTAGAGTGTAATGGTGCAGCAGTCAGCAGAACAACTTATGCTGCTTTATTTGCTGTTATTGGAGAACAATATGGTGCAGGTAATGGAAGTTCAACATTTAATCTTC